GGCACACCAGAAGCCTCATCAGCCACCAACATCACATTCTCTGAGTGAATCCCCTGCAAAGCCTCTGGCTGCTCTGCCCTAGATGTCCTAGCACTTATGAACATCTCAGTCGGTGCAGCATTAAATTCAATCCTCTCTTGCTTGACAGTCAATAAACCCTGCAAAGGCACTGGCATCGTATTGATCCACCTCTTCAGCTCTGCAAACATCGCATCGTAAAGTTGGCTTGATGTCGGTGCAGTGACCACCACCTTCACAGGCGATCTGGTCATAAAGTACCAGAGCATGGCCCAGCTGCTGGCAGTAGATTTCCCCACCCCGTGGCCAGACCGAACACTTATCTTCCGATCCCCACGGGCAATGGCTCTCAAAAACTCAATCTGCCACTTGTCAGGGTCAACCCCCAAGACTTCCTGGACAAACAGCACGGGGTCTTCTCTGTATCGATTAACCCACTGCTCAAACACATTCTCTTTGATCATGGACTCATTGTCCGATAAACAGCCCACTGCCTGGCAGGCATCGCAAACTTATGCGCATTCAGCTCATCACTCCGGACCAGGATCAACAACTGGTAAGTCATGGCCAGGTCAAAATGCCCAGACTCAATGGCCTCCAGCATCTTGATCCGCAAGTCCAGAATCACCACCTCCAGGTGCAGCACTGTCAACAGTTCATTCATTTGCTTTGCCTCACTTGCTTCAAATTCCTGCCCGTCACCCTATCGGTCCAGCACGATGCACACACCCACTTTGTCGCGCTCATCTCAACCCCACCCTCTGGGGGCTTTTCCTTATTGCACTTACTACATAACTGCAATTTATGCGCGTGATTATTCCCATTTAATCTAATATGATTATTTACAAAATTACTCTTCATTGGATTTTGTTTATTTGATTATTCCGGTGGATTAACCATTTATTACCTAATTGGCGAATCGATTTAATATATTGACGCTGATTATGTCTATTTGTGCTTTTAGGCACATAATCAACATTGAATAACTGGCGAACCTTAATCAGCATTTCAGTTTTCATTTGATTAACCCCTCCAAATCATCCTTGTCAATCCACAAGGTCCAGGTGTATGTCCCATTGGGCCTCGTCACCAAACAAAACACCTTGTCAGCAATTTCATCTAACTGGTCCAAGATGACCAAGTCCTGTCCCTGGTAAGTGATGCAGTTCTCTTTGATCTTCATAAACGCTTTCAGTTTTTAGGTTTTGATATTTTGATGTATTTTTGCGTTTTATGTCAACTAGTGCAAAATTTTTTTAAAAAATTTTTTTTGTAGGTGTTTAGCACCGCCACAGCCGCCCCCGCCAAACCCCGGGCCGGGGGGCCTCGCGCCATGGCCGCCAGCCGTTGTCCACAGCCACTTCTCCACTTCTATCCACAGATTGCTGTGAATAACTGCATCAGTAACACTAGAGCATTACTTTTTCTGTGGATAACGACTTATCCACTTAACATAATGGTCATTGTATAAAGTGACTGAGTGCTTCGGTATTCACTTTTCATCAAATGTCACGCTGCGCTTGCGCAGTGCATCGAGCGCCATGCTGCCCAGGTCGATGTTGACCACTGGCTGCTGCTTGTCGCTGAATTCCTCTGAGAGCTTCGAGGCCAGCCAGCGCCTGGTGTCCACGCGCAGCTTGGCCACTTGCGCCTCTTGAGGGCTTGCAGCGTCTGCAATGTCGATGGTTTGCTCTGCTAAACTCTGCCCTGCGCGCACACGGGCGCGCGCGTAGGCAGCCATGCGTGCCTCGCCTCCTTTTTCCACCCACCTGTCAAATGTGGTGTTCCCGACCCCCAATATCTTGCACAGTGCGGAGATCGTGCCGCCCGATGCAATGAATTCAATCACGGCATCTTCGCCACCAAACTTGTGTATTGCTTTGTTGGCCAGGCTGACTTCAGCCTTCCTGGCTTGTGCTGCTGCGATGTTTGCAGCGCCCTGGTCGGCAATTTCAGCCAATGTGTTGCGTGCCATTCAGATAATCCTCAATTGTTTTGATTGCTTCAGCAGCTGATCTTGCGACCACTGCCTTGTACCCTTTTGCATTTAACTGCAATTTTATGTCGCTCTGTTTGCTCGAAACCTTGCCAGTGTCTGTCTTCATCTCCACAAACAAGCCATAAAACCCGCTTTTGGCCTCCAGGACACACAAATCAGGCATCCCAGCCAGTACACCCTCAGAATGCAGCCTAACGCGCTCTGAGGCCGTTCTATCGCCACCATTGGGTATCGCTGCAATGATGGTGTCAGGATAAAACGCTCGGACATGCTGCACCACCTTGACTTGCTCAATGTGTTCAATGCTTTTTCGCTTGCGCTTTATGTCAACCACCATTCCTCGGATTCTAATGCCGAGGGTTTGGTCAGGTACATGTGGCATCGGTGCTTCACATCGGTCGGGAATGCAGCAAAGCCAGTTCGGCTGCACTGATGCTCGGTCCATGTGACTGTTGCCCATCCATTCCTAATCTTTGCCTGGTCAAACATCCATTGCAAAGGTTTTGCGTTGACCTTGCGGTGCTTTTCCATCTGGTCTGCTGGCATGGACTGCTTTATGTCGACCATTTCCGCATTAGCGCAGTTTTGGCAGAAAACCCGATCATCTTCAACAAATTCTGTTTCTGTGGATAACATGTGGATAACTTTCTTCTGTGTTGGACCATCAAATGCTCGTTTCTAATACGGAAACCCCTTAAGGTTTTTTCCGCCTTTCCGCATTAGAAACTGAAGTACCTTCCAAGCCGAGACTGGTCTGTGGATAAGTGGGTCTGAAGACCCCACTTATCCAACAATCCCTGCCATTGTCTAATACGGAATTCCGGATTAGTTCCGCATTAGTTCCGCCTTTCCGGATTAGCTTTGTCATGCCAACTTCACCCAGCCAGACAGTGGCTCATTTGGTGCGAACCTGGCAAAGATGGCCGTGCCAATGTGCTTGCGGATATAGCCTGCATCGCTGCCTTTGACGCTGGAAAAGATTTCAGTCCAGTCCAGTTGATAGTGGTTTTGGAGTTCCTTTGGGATGTTGGGGCGGCCTGGCCCTCTGCGCATAATCACATTGCCTTTGTCGTTGATGATGGACTGGACATGGTTGCAGACCTCATCGCACTTGTCCTGGATGCGTTGTTCTCTGGCGCTGTCTTGCATGGATTGCTTGGCAGCCATGCGCTCTTTTTCTGAAGACATGGATGGAATGGCTACCCGGCAAATGATCTCTTGCATGTCACCAACTGGTGTTAGGACTATTTCAGGGAATGTAATGCTGTCGAATTTGATCTCTCTGAAGACTGGCTCATAGCGCGTTTTGGTCAGCTTCAGATATCGCTGGTTATCCTCATCCATGAAAAGCACGCCTGTGAGGGTTGCGTCTCCGGTGAATGCACTTGCACCACGGGCCATTGCGTCTGACTCCTGTCTTGAGACTGCCTTGTTTAGGTGGGTCAGGATGCAGACTGGGGCTTTTTGCTGGATGAAGATGGTCTGCTTAATCGCTGCAATGAAGCTGCCGACCTCTGAGTTGTTGTTCTCATCATCAATATCCATGGTCGCATTGGCAGTGTCCAGCACCAGTAATGGCCTGATGTTGTTAATGGTGTGTTTCTCAATATTATGTGCAAGTCTGAGTAAATCTTTGACATTGGACCTTCTGGCATCAATTACCACAAACCAGTCATTTAGATTATTTAATTTAAAATGCTTTGAATATGCGAATAATGTTCTGATTATCTGTTCACTGTCTTCAGTCACGATAATCGTCTTTCTTTTTGTCTTGGCAAATATCTCGCAGCCTTCCATATTAAATCCAGCCATGACCATGGACATGGAGAGAATCGCTGTGGTCTTGCCAACGCCTGGCTGGCCTGCCAGGACAAAAAAGCTGTGAGCCATGAAGCCTTCGATGAGGTAGTCAATGGGCTTGAGATGGGTCAGGTCTAGCTGGAGTTCTGGCCAGGATGGGTCTGGTGCTGGTGCATCTTGTGCTGGCACTTGGGCCTGGCTGATCACTGCGGCAAAGTCTTCAACGGCCGATTTGCGTTCAGTTTGTTTTGTCGGTGGTTCCCAGCCAGCGTCTTTGGCATGCTTGAAGAGTGTGCCAAGCCCCACGCCTTTGCCCTGGTGAAAGCTCTTCCAGTGGGTCTCAATGTCTTTTGTCCCGGCAAACTTCTGGCCAGCCATGGACCACTGCATCCATGGACCCATGCCTGCCTCACCAAATTCGGTGTGCAGCGCCTGGCCCAGCTCAATCCACTGGTCGTAATCGCAGTCTGGGGAAATATGGTGCAAAGCCTTGATAGCACGATCCAGATCGCTGTCATCCAGTCTTGAGCCTAATTGGCTGAAGTCAAAGGATTGGCTTGGAGTTGCTGGCTTTGGCTCTTGCAACTGGTGCTGCTCGATGATGCCCCAGTCTTTGAATAAATCGTAGAGGTCTACGGCCTCATGGAATTCCCCGGCCACCTGGTTGCCACTGAGTAACACTGACTTGCCTGCACTGTTTGGCAGGCCGAATACCTCAAGCTCTTGGCCACCACCCAGTTTGTACTTTGGGAGGATTAGGTCTTTGATTGCTGGCGATTTGACCCACAAAAAGACATGGCGGCCACGGCCACTGACTGACACTTCGGTCAGCATGTTGTTGGCCTTGACATACTTGGCCATGCGCTGGATGGCCACATTGGTCGGGCCAGAGGCGTGCTTCATGTCTACATCCAGGCAGACCAAAAAATCGCCTGATGGGCTGATGATGGGGCGCTGCTGTACAAGGCCAAGATATTGGCCATGTGGCGCTTGATCCATGGACCAAATGTCTTCAGCAGTGTAGAGGTCATTTGGATCGGTATCCCGTGCCACGCCTTGGCCGCTTCGCTTGAATGGAATCTTTTTGGAGCCTTGCAGGGCAAAGGTACAAAAGACTGCATCAGGTGCGACAGCGCCTATCTTGCAGGCCACAGTCTGCGACTGCAAAAATGTATCGTTTTGGGGTGTTTCAGTTATGATTGGCACTGAAATTCCTTTGGTTTGGGGTTTCATTTTGTGAGTTGCCATGAGTTGAAATTTGCCCTGGTCAGAGTTTGCGCTTGGACCAGGGCTTTCTTTTGGCATGAGGTTTGGATTCTATTCCTTGGACCGGACAAGACTAGATGCAGCCACCTTCTCACCGACCAGGTCTTCGCTCACTTCGACTCCAAGTTTTAAGACAGCGCTGGGCGACTTCAGCTCCCATACTTTCAAGTTGTCTTTAAATGCTTCCATGACCAGCTTCTCATCCTTCCAGAATTTGGTCTTGCGCCCCTGCCGCATGGTCCAGCCTTGGATGGGTTGGCCATTGGTGATTTGGTCTTTGGCAGCAGACTGCACTGCATCGGCCCATGCGGCCACGAGAACTGCGTTGTCTAGCATCTCTGGTGTGACAGTGGTGTCAGGCTTGAAGTCGCTTCTGGCGGCTTCCTGGACCTTCTCGCGCATGCTTGGGCAAATGGTTTTGGCTTTGCAATACCGGCAGGCATCGGGGCTTGGGTTTGTGGGTGCATCGCTTGTTAGCGCCAGCTCTGCCGCGGCTTTGAGCTTGTTGCCATGGTCTACCAGGTCCTGGCCAGTGACAGTCCACTTGCTGTGGCCGACACGGGGCTGGAATATGTGCATGGTGCAAGTGATGCGTTCGGGCGCTTTGAATTGCCTCATCGCGCCCAATGCATAGGTCAGCAGCTGCTTGTTGTCTGTTGCGTCAACGGCCACGCGGCCAGTCTTGAGGTCAACGATATGCAAGTGGTCGCCATCAACCAGGACAGCGTCAGCCGTGCCACCTAGCGCTGGGTGCAGGGATTTGAGACCATCATCGAGGTTTACTTCGATGAGCTTTTTGCGCGGATTCTCGACCAGAGTGTTGACAAAGTCTGCATAAGCCTGGGCCATTGCAATGTGGTCAGGATCAGTTCCGGCTGGTATCTGACCATTGCTAAGAATGATCTCAGACAGTTCATGGATCGCTGTGCCAATGGCAGCGGCTTCGCCTGCCTGCTCATAAGGCATGAGGGACTCAAGCCTGTATGAGCCTGGGCAAGACATGAAGCGGTCTGTGCGTGAGGCTGAGAGTCGGGCGTGTTTGCGGGTTTCATGTTGCATAGTTTCTCCGGGTTAAAAAAGACTTTTTTGTACTGGCTGACTAGCGATCTTGTTTTGGAATTTCACTGCTTCTCGCCAATCGTTAGGGTTTTTTTTTCCATACGGGCCGCAAATGACCAGGCCATAGAGTCTGCTGAATATAGGTTGTCTCTTACCTCTTCCCACATCAGCGATGTTGTTTTGATGCCAAAGCCATGAAGCTGAAGATCAGGTCTTTCCTTCTTAATGGCCTTCAGCACTTGGACAATTGAGCTTGGGCTGGCATTGCGTTTGCACACGCTGCCAACACCAACATAAGCTCCAGGCTTGAGTCTGTCGCCATACATGCGCACATGGTCCACATAACTCTGTGGTGTGTAGCCTTGCAGCACTGGCAATATGTAGACACCAGTGTCTTCGGCAATCAATTGGTCGTATCGCTCAATGGTCAGGACCTGGTGCTGCCGTACATTCATGCCAGTTTTTCTGAGCATGTGGTCTTCGCACATGTAGTCCTGGGCGACAGCTGCCACCAGGTTGCCGTTGTTCTTCCATCTTTTGATTTGTGCTGCATAGGCGCTGACTGGCTCTGGATAGCAGCCATATTTTGCAATGGTAGTAAATGCCCCAGAGTCCATGATCCAGTCATTGACTGGAAAGCCTGACTTCCTATTGGCCAGTCGGTTGACAGAGATAAATGCTCTGTCCAGTTTGTCTGCTTTGCTTGGCATGTGCATGCCTACATAGAATTTCATGCCTGGCCTCAAATAATTTGATTCACGACATTGAGTTTTTTCAACACTTTGGCCAGGACATTGTGGTCCAGGGATGCCTTGATGGTCAGAATGTAGATCACTGGTGCAATGCCGTTTTTGGTGATGTTCTCGACCCGGCTTGATGCCTGCTCCAGTGCCGAGGTGGACCAGGTGCATTCGACAAAGACAATGGTGTCGGCAGCAGATAAATCCACGCCTTCAGACATGGCGGCAATATTGCCGATGATGCATTTGGTCTTGCCCGCCTGGAAAACCTCAATGGCCATGTCGCGCTTGAACCTGGTGGTATCACCCACCACGATCACGGGTTTGTGGATTTTGAGTTCATCTTGCAAAGCCTGGACCACATCCTTGTGGTGTGCAAAGACCACCACTGGCTCGTTGGCCTGGAGCAAATCATCAATGAAGTCGGCTGCATACTGGACCTTGCGCATGCCTGCTTCGCGCATGATCTCGGCCAAGCCTTCAAAGGCCATGAGCGCGTTTGGATTGGCCACCAAGGCATCGGCATCAAAGGACTGCTCACGCTTGTCATTTGGCAGATCAAATGTGATCAATGACACTTGCGGCTCTTTGTAGTCCTTGAAGATGTCCTCTTTCTTTCTGCGCAGCACATGGGGCTTCATCATGGCCTTGAGTTCCGGCAGATTTGACGCACCTGATGTATCCAAGCCCCAGGGGGCTGACCACATCTTTGCGTAACGGGCAGCAAAGTCAAACCAACCACCCCGGTAAATGCCCAGGCCATGGAGGATTGGCCACAGCTCGATGGGGCGATTTGGGATAATCGTTCCGCTGAGTGCAAAGACATAGTCAATCTTTTTCATGGCCAGCATTGCAGCCTTAGTCCTGGCAGCCTTTGGATTTTTAATCCGGTGGCACTCATCCAAAACCAGGGCGTTATATTTGTCCACTTGTGTCACACCATATTGCAACACATCGTAATTGATGATGGTGATATCTGCTGAATTTGGCAGTGCTGCATCGCGTTTTCCATTGACTACATGGACTGAGACATTGGGCGCTAATCTTTGAAATGCCGCCTCCCAGACTGTCTTGGCGATGGCTGGGCAGACGATGAGGGCTGGGAGGTTTTCCAGGGCTGCTGCCGCTGTGGGTAGCGTCTTACCAACACGGGGCTGGTCGGCCAGGATGGCCCTTCGCCTGGACAGCAAAAAGAGCTTTGCCTCTTGCTGATGGGGGAATAACTGCATGATCGTTTCCTTCGTTTAATTTGTTTGCATCATATCCGATTTGTGCTAAAGTGCAATTTCTGCAAACGCAGAAAACGATTAAATCGTTAAAACCCTGAAACCCTAAAAAGGAAAAAACCATGTCTACTCGCGTTGTAACCGGCAAAGTCCGCTTCTCTTATTTCTCAGCTTTGACAGCTCGCAAGAATGAGCTGAATGGCAAAGAAGAGTTCTCCACCCAGGTGCTGGTCCCAAAGACAGACACCGAAACTGTCAACCAATTGAAAGCGGCAGCCAAGGCTGCATTGACTGCCAAGTTCGGTGACAAAATTCCAAAGACTGTGCGCAATCCCTTGCGTGATGGCGACACCGAGACCAAGTCTGATGGCTCACCACTGGGTCCAGAGTATGCAGGTCACTATTTTTTCAACACCAAGTCAACGGCAAAGCCTGGCGCTGTGGATGCGCATGGCCACGACATCATTGGAAGCCAGGACATCGTCTCTGGCGACTATGGTCGAGTGTCTTTGAATGCTTATGCCTATGACCAGGCTGGCAATAAGGGCGTGTCGTATGGTTTGAATAACATCATGCTGCTGGCCAAGGGCGATTCATTGGGTGGTGCAAAGCCATCTGCTGCCAGTGACTTTGGCATCAGTGCTGGCAAAGCGCCAGCAGCTGCTGAATCAGTTGACAGTGACTGGTAATTCTTGAATCAGTTTATTGAGCGCAATGTTCAATTGATTAACTGAAGTCCACAGTGGCTCCACAGTTCCAG